ATTTTATTGTAGGAAAAGCAGGTAGTGGTAAAACATTATTAGCAGTACAAACATCATTAGATCAATTCTTTAAAAGACAATACAATAAGATTATAATTACAAGACCTACTATATCTACAGAAGATAATGGTTTTTTGCCAGGATCTGAACGTGAAAAAATGGAACCGTGGTTAGTTCCAATCAGATCTAATATGCGTAAGATCTACAATAAACCGTTGATACTTGAAAAGATGGAAAAAGAAGAAAAAATAGAACTTGTATCATTGGCTCACTTTAGAGGTAGAACATTTGATAACTCAATAGTTATAATAGATGAATTTCAAAACTTAACAAGACCACAGTTAGCAATGGCTATAGGTAGATTAGGTAAAGACTCTAAAATGATATTTTGTGGAGATTCATATCAAATAGATTTAAAAGATAAAAATCATTCTGCATATCATGATATGGCTAAATTAATTGAATCAAACTATGTACATAAAACAGTATTAGAAGATTCACATAGACATAAGGCCATAGATGACCTATTAGAGTTATTAAACGGTTATCATTAAAAAAAATACATTAAACTTTTTTTATTTAAACTTTTTATATATATTTGTTTATTATTAATTTAAAATATATTAAAATGGCAAAGAAATCAACTAAAGAATCTGTAGAAACTATAGATTCTAAAAATATGTCTAAAGAACAGTTGGGTGAAAAAAGAAAAGAAATTACTGAATACTATGAAGGTAATATTCCACATTTAGAAACTCAATTAAAGTATGAGCAATTATTAAGAGATATTGAAAAAACACGTGCTGAAAGATTGCAAGCACAAATGTTTATTGCTAATACAATGGCACCTCCACCAGAAGCTGAGGAAAATCCAGAAGCACAATCTGAGATGAAAAAAAACTTTAATGAAGTAAGAATAGATCCAAACAAAATGGATGGTAAAAACGCAGCAGAGCAGATTAAAAGAACTCTAAAACGTCAAAACAATGAAGTATAGTATTGAACATATAAAAAGAGCTCTAGGATCAAAAGGATATAGATTTTTTGAAAATGGAGATTACAATGTAAATATAGTTGGGATAAGAAACTCTTTAACTAAAGATAAAGTTACTAATAGATTTGATGATCTAATAACAGTATCATATAAAATAGGAGGAGAGTGGCAATATCATGAATTTGATTGTACAACTGATCCAGGCACACATTGGGTAGAAAATATTATGAGAAAAGAAGGTGTTGCAGTTCTTAAAGAAGGGCAATATCCAGGATCTCATAAGATTAGAAAACATCAAGGTAGATATGAAGCATTAGGTCAATGTAAACCAGTTACAGTATATAGAGATGATAATAGAGATGATGTATATAATCTTAATACTGAAAATACACAAACAGGTTTATTTGGTATAAATATTCATAGAGCTACTAAGTATGCTGGTAAAAAATCTACACAAGTAGATAAGTGGTCAGCAGGTTGTCAAGTTATTGCAGCTAATGATGATTGGACTAAATTTATGAAAATCATGAGAAAAGCTAGAGATACTTGGAGTAATAGTTTTACATATACGCTAATTGAAAGTAAAGATATACCAACAACATGGCTATAGTAAATAGAATAGAAAAAAAAGCACAAGTAAGTAAGGGTGAAGTAATACAATACCAAATCCTTACTTATTGCTTTTTTAATAATATACAAATAAGTTTATCTGATCTAAATTGTTTATATTCTTTATCACTAATGGAAGGTATAGAATTAACTACATTTTGTGAAAAAATATCTGAATTAGGAATATTTAAAAGTTCACAATCATGTAGAAATGCTTTATCAAAAGCAGAAAAAAAAGGTTTAATAATCAAAGAAGGAAATAATAAAAAAACAATTTCTCTTAATCCTGATATGAATATTCAAACTGAAGGTACATTATTTTTAGATTTTAAAATTTTAGGAATTGAACCCAAAGAATTATAAAAATTTTTATAAAGATATTGCAAAAGAAGTAGAAGTTCATAAAGATCTTGTATCAGATTTTATTTTTTTCTTTTATGCTAAATTAAGAAAAAATTTATCTGAATTAGAACATCCAAAAATTAATGTTCCTAATTTAGGTACTTTTTCAATTAGACATCATAAATTAAAAAAAGCAATTAAAAGACAAAAAGATATATTAGGTAATTTACAAAAAATAACATTTGATGGCTTTGATAAATCTATTCCAGTAAATGAAAAAATAAAACAAATGGAAAAACTATTAAACAAAATAGAAATTAATATTAAACAAAAAAAGAAATTTAAAAATGAGAATAAATAAACTTTTAGGTGCTTTAGGTAATTTAGATAAAATTGCTGAAGGTATTAAAAATAAAATATTCAAAAATGATGATGTAGAAGCTGTTGCCAAACTAAGATGGATGGAGTGTAAACTTTGTCCACTTTTAGATAAAAAAGGTAAAACTTGTGCTGTTCCTGGAACTCAACCATGTTGTTCTGATTGTGGTTGTAGTATTAGTTTAAAAATAAGATCAATGTCATCAGACTGTCCAAAAGGAAGATGGGATGCTATTATGACTCCAGAAATGGAAGATAAGCTTAAAAAACAAATATATTTTGGACATGAAGCTAAAAAAAAACATCAAAAAAAGTTAGATAAATTAAGAGCTGAACAAAAGCTTAAGTATGAACAATCTAAAAAAGAAAGAGATGCCCGTAATATTTAAAGAAGATGGTCATATATATCAAAGTTTAGATGAGCATCTTGAAAAAGATCAAATTAAATGGACTAGTGTTACATCATTTATAGGGTTGTTTAAACCAAAATTTGATGCAGAAAAACAAGCTAAAAAATCATCTAAAAATAAAAGATCTAAATGGCATGGTATGAAACCAAAAGAAATATTAGCAGCATGGAATGGAGAATCTCAAAGAGCTATGGATTTAGGTAATTGGTATCATAATCAAAGAGAAGAAAATCTTTGTGAATTTAATACAATAGAAAGAGATGGTGTAGTAGTTCCAATAATAAGACCTATAGTAGATGCAAAAGGTATTAAAATGGCACCAGATCAAAAACTTTCTGATGGTGTATATCCTGAACATTTTGTTTATTTAAAGTCATTAAGTATATGCGGTCAAGCAGATCTTGTATCAATAGTTAATGGTAAAATAAATATATTAGATTATAAAACTAATAAAGAAATAAAAGAAAAAGGATTTACTAATTGGGAAGGTATTACATCTAAAATGTTTAAACCAGTAAATAGTTTAGATGATTGTAATATTAATCATTATAATTTACAATTAAGTTTATATGCTTATATAATTAAAAAACATAATCCTAAATTAAAAATAGGTAAATTACAAATACAACATGTAATATTTGAAAAGGAAGGAGAAAATAAATTTGGTTATCCTATAACTAAAAATAATGATCAAGGAGAACCAATAATAAAAGAAATTAAAATGTATAACTTACCATATTTAAAAGATGAAATACAAAGTCTTATAATGTGGTTAAAAGACAATCCGCAATGCTAGTAAAATTATTTGATGTACAAAATGGTAAAGTTATACCATCAGAACATTGTTACTCTATAAAAAGTTTAAAAAGACTTATGGATAAATATCCTGATACATATATGTCAGTTTATTTATTTATTTTTTACATGACATGTCCTGATCCTGACATGAATCCTTTTTTTAATATGCCTGAACATGAGAAAGAAGATATGATAATAGAAGAAGTGGGATTAGAAGAATCACCAGAAGATGAATCTATAAGAAATGCAATCAAACTTTGTGAAGATTTATATCACACCCCTACATACAGAGCATATAAAGGTATAAAAACAATGTTAGATAGATTAGCAAGATATATGGAAACAACATCTATAGAACATGGTAGAGATGGAAACTTAACTTCATTAGTTAATACTGCAGCTAAATTTGATCAAATTAGACAATCATTTAAAGGTGCATATAATGATATGAAGGATGAACAAAAAAGTCAAGTCCGCGGTGGACAAGGGCTAGCTTATGATCAACTTTAAAACTAAATTTATATGGCAACAATTAGACCTATAGGAGATAGAATCCTAATTAAACAACATAAACCACAAGAAACTTATGGTAGTACAGGAATTTACATTCCAGAATCTTCACAAGAAAAAGATGATAGAGGAACTGTAGTAGCAATAGGAGATGAAGTAAAAGGAATATATGAAGGAGAAGTTGTATTATTTAATCAATTTATACAACCTGTAAAAGTACATCATATGGATGAAGAACACATTCTTTTAAAACAACAAGATATATGGGCAATTCAAGATGTATAAATCTGTACCTACATATAAAAATAATAAATGGACAGTAACAGATTTTGATACAAAAGAAAACTTTACTAAATATATTATTACATTATTCAAAGAACCAGGACAGTATAATTTTGATAATACTGCTTTATTATTTAATAGTGAAGCTGATAAATTTAATAAACAAGGATTTTACTGTGATAAACCATTTAGATCTAAAGATTATATAAAATATTGGGATGATGAAAAAATAAAATGTAGAGAAGGTGTTTTATATTATGGTAAAAGTAATGTATTTTATCTTACTAGAGATTATTATATGTGGTTAAATTTTTTACCCATATTTGATAAGGAAGAAAAAAAGTATGGATTTGCTAAAGTAAGAGATGCACAATATCACATGGCATTATATGAATTACTTGCTGAATTAAATCACAAACATTCAGCCATACTAAAAAAAAGACAAATAGCATCATCTTATTTTCATATGGCAAAACTTTTAAATCAATTTTGGTTTGAAGAAGGATCTATATGTAAGATGGGTGCATCATTAAAAGATTATATCAATGATAAAGGTTCATGGAAATTTTTAGATGAATATAAAACTTTTCTTAATGAACATACAGCTTGGTATAGACCATGTACACCTGAAAAAGTATTATTATGGGAACAAAAGATAGAAGTTAGAATAAATAATAGAAAAACTAACAAAGGGCTTATGTCTAAAATACAAGGAGCATCTTTTGAAAAGAATGCTACAACAGGTGTAGGTGGACCTTGTACTTATTTCTTTCATGAAGAGGCTGGTATTGCACCAAAAATGGATCAAACATATGAGTATATTAGACCAGCAATGTCTTCAGGTATGATAACTACAGGTATGTTTATAGCTGCAGGATCTGTAGGTGATCTTGATCAATGTAACCCATTAAAAGAAATGATACTTAATCCACAAGCAAATGATATATATGCTGTAGAAACAGATTTAATGGATGACAAAGGTACTATTGGTATTGCAGGTTTATTTATACCAGAACAATGGTCTATGCCTCCTTATATTGATGAATATGGTAATTCTATGATTAAAGAAGCTTTACAAGCTATAAGTGATGAAAGAGGTCAATGGGAAAAAGATTTAGCTCCAGAACAATATCAATTACGTATATCTCAAAAACCAATTAATATTGCAGAAGCTTTTGCTTACAGACAAGCATCTATATTTCCACAAGGTATTATTGCTAAACAATTAAAAAAAATAGAAGACAAAGAATACTCATATGAATTTATAAAATTAGAACGTGATCAAAAAGGTATAACTGCAAAAAGAACTAAAAAATTACCTATATCTGATTTTCCTGTAAAAAAGAAAATGGAAGATAAAACAGGATCATTAGTAGTATGGGAAAGACCTGTTAAAAATCCAGGATTTGGAATGTACTATGCTTCTATTGACCCTGTATCAGAAGGTAAAACAACTACATCAGATTCTTTGTGTAGTATATTTGTTTATAAAAATCCTGTTGAAATAACTAGAGAAACACCTGATGGTCCAGAAACTTTTATAGAAAAAGATAAAATAGTAGCATCATGGTGCGGTAGATATGATGATATAAATAAAACACATGAACAATTAGAACTTATAATAGAATGGTATAAAGCTTGGACAATAGTTGAGAATAATATATCATTATTTATTCAACATATGATAGCTAGAAAAAAACAAAAATATCTTGTTCCAAAACAACAAGTTTTATTTTTAAAAGATCTTGGATCTAATCAAAATGTATTTCAAGAATATGGATGGAAAAATACAGGTACTTTATTTAAAAGTCATTTAATATCATATGCACTTGAATACATACGTGAAGCTATTGATGAAGAATTAGATAAAGATGGAGAAGTAATATCTCAAACATTAGGAATTGATAGAATACCTGATCCAATGTTACTTACTGAAATGTCACAATACTTTCCAGGATTAAACGTAGATAGATTAGTTGCTTTTTCAGCATTAGTTGCATTTGCAAAGGTACAACAATCAAATAGAGGCTATTTAAAGCGTAAAGAGAGTGATATGTCAGGAGATAACTTGGAAAAGTCTAAAAATTTGTATAAATTAAATATGAGGGCTTTTAAAAATTTAGGTAGAAATAAAAAGGTTAAATCTACTAAGTTTAAAAAATCTCCATTTAAAAATATAAAATAAATGAATAATTATTGGAAAACTTCTTCAACTGGATATATTCCAAAATGGATATCTTCTACATCATTTGGAAAAGCTATTGTTAGTTATACACTAAAGAAATAATCATATGAAAATATTAAATGCTTTACAATTAAAAAATGGTGCAAAAGCTAAAGAAGCAAGATACCCTGCTACATCAAGCTTAACTCAACCAATTCAATTTTTATCTGCTAAAAGAAAAACAAAAGATTGGGCTGCTTGGAACCTTGATTGGTTAGAAGAACAAGGCATGAATTTTTTAAAAAAGAACTCTAGAA